ATCGATCCTTCTGATGGTAAGTTTTTTGTTGCTAAGAAAGGCATCTTCAACAAGAACCCTAAGGTCTATAAGACTAAAGCAGATGTTGATGCAGACACTAAAGGTGATTTGAATATAAAAATGAATTTGGCATTGAAGCATTTGCCATCTATGAATATTAAAGGAGTGATACAAGGTGATTTCCTCTATGCGAAGAAAGATATTAAGAAAATACAGATTGATGGTGAATCGTATATTACTTTCCATCCTAATACGATTGTTTACGCTATACCAGCGAAAAGCAGGCTTGCTTCTGAAATCCTCAGATCCGAGATCGGTGTGGTTTGGCACACTAACTACAGAGGAAAATCTTTTGAATCAATGCAAGCGTCTTTTGGAGAGAAGATTGCAAGCACTCTCAAAGCGTCCAGATCAGTCTGGTCAGTAGACGCAGTATATAAAGATGTAAGTGGTAATGCCACAATGACAAAAACAGAGACAGATGCAATTACTCTACTATTATCTGCCGCTGGTAAACAGTTTAATAAAGTAAACAAAGCAACGTTTGATGGCATAACAGAGAACGAAGAACTGCTTACAAGAGTTAAAACATATCTAAACGTAAAAGTACGTGCAGGTGAAAAGATTACAGATCCATCCAAGTTTGTCACAGATATGGTAGACTGGATATATGAGTATTACCAAAAAGAAATTGACAAGTTGAAGTCAGAGAAGGGTAAAGCCGGCAGGACTGAAAGAAGAAAAGAAGTAATGTCATACTTTTCTAACGTTGATAAGTCGCAGATCGTGGCACTTTTTGAGTTATACAATATGATCGTAGAAGCAAAACTTAAGATTATAACTCAGCTGGACAAAGCGAAATCTGTGGGAACATTCCTTAAGACTAAAGATGGATACAAAGTCACTGAGCAAGAAGGATTTGTCGCTATTGATCGCATAGGCAGAAATGCTGTAAAATTAGTTGACAGATTAGAATTCAGTAAAGCAAACTTTTCTCCCGAATATATTAAGGGATGGCAGAAGTAAGTCATTCACCGCATCACGGGTATTCGGATTTAGCATCACAAAAATCACTTTTCGTGTATAAATAAATGTGTCAACAAGATTGACATAACACAACATACACATAAGGAGATGAATGTGACACAAATGGTACTTACTGCCGCAAGCTTTCTCAATCTATCATTCATCGTAGACATTTACATGAACGTAATGAAGCGATGGTCTGATCGAAGAGAAGTTAAAAGAACAATCAAAGAATTAAACAAACTTACAGACCGTGATCTAAGAGATTTAGGTATTAGTCGTGGAGAAATATATTCCGTAGCCATCGGAGCATGGAGCAGAGATTCTGAAATTCGAACAAATAAAAACTTACGGGGGTGGGTCTAATGACAACTTTAGTAAGCAACTATGTATTTTCACCTTTATCGGGATTGTGGTCTTCACTAGATCGGTATTCGCAGATGCTGGGTTACTCACGGGCAGCGGCGGAACTCGCAAGGCAGGGCTATCACGAGGAATCCAAACAGTGCATGATGTATCTCAAAGAGGTCATGTCCAGTAAATGATAAATAGACTATGAAGTCTAACAAAAAGCAGGCTTCATGCCTGCTTTCGCTTTTATAAAGGAGAATAATATGAATTGGTTAAAAAACAGATTAATGGAACGCACATCTTGGGATGGTGGAGTTCTTATCGCAGTTGGTGTAGTCGCCCTCATGTTTCAAGGTCTAATTGGTTGGGCAGCGTATGGCGCAATTGCTTATGGTATCTTTACGTTAGTTAAATCAGAGGACTAATTATGAATTTCGTTGATATGACAAAGCGTGAGTTAGAAGATTATGGTCGCACAGTTGGCATTGAATTGGATAGAAGACTTACCAAATCCGTGCTAATTGAACAGCTTAATGATCACCTCGCAAATGATGAATTGAGTGATCCAGTATATGTGGATGCAGAAATCGAAGAAGAAGATTTTCCTTTTATGCCGGAAGAAATGCCAACCATTAAAGAAGAGCCTGTAGATCCTTTGGTTGCAATTCAAGCAGAAAAGGACGCAAGGCGTGGCATTCAAAACTATTCAGAAATGCTACGTCAAGCAGAAGAAAAGTATCAGATACTAAAAGACAAACGTGTCAGTGCTGAGGTATTAGAACTAGAAGCACTCACAGAAGTAGAGGTTGCTAGAAAAAACCTAGCTAGTGTCCAGAAAGCATGGGAAGACAGTAAGGAACTACTGTAATTTATAAATAGTACATAACATATTGTTGTAGTAAGACTACGGTAAACCTACGATAGAGGAAAAGAAATGCAAGACGATTCTATGGAAAATCCAGAGGCAAACTCTGGTGAAGAAACGACTTCTAAAAAGAAGACGGATAAGACAGAGAAGTCAAAGAAGGCTTCGAAGAAAGTAAAAGATGAACTCTTAGTGAAGAACGCCATTGAGGTCAATCCCAAGCTTGAAGAAGCTCCAAATAAGACAGTAGTTTTGGGTTGGGGCAGAATGAATCCAATTACTGTTGGACACGAAAAGCTAGTCAACAAAATCAAATCTGTCGCAAGATCAGAAGCGGCAACACCGCTGATCTATGTTTCTCATAGCCAAGACGCTAAGAAAAATCCTCTAGAGTACGATGATAAGATCATGCTTGCAAAGAAAGCATTCGGCAACATCATTGTAAAGTCCAATGCTCGTACCATCATCCAAATCATGCAAGAGTTACAGAAGAAATTCTCTAAAGTAATTCTCGTTGTTGGTCAAGATCGAATCAAGCAATTCGATGAACTACTTAATAAGTACAACGGCAAAGACTACAACTTCGACAATATTTCTATCGTGTCTGCTGGTGCCCGTGACCCAGATTCTGAAGGTGTTGAAGGCATGTCTGCATCTAAGATGAGAGCCGCAGCCTCACAAGGCGATTTCAAAAAATTCAAAACAGGTCTACCTCGAAGACTCCAATCAGATGCACAAGATGTATATGACATGGTACGTGGCGGCATGAAGATCGCTGAGATGCTAGAACTCGATGAAGCACTAACTATTCAACAAAGACGCATGAGAGCAATCACAATGCGTAAGTACAAGTCTAAGATTGCTCAAGGTCGCAGACGTATGGCGAAGAAAGCCGCTTCAATGGACAAGTTGAAGTTACGTGCAAGAAAGGCTGCCATTAAAATCATTCGTAAGAAAGTTGCAGGAAAGAAGGGTGAGAAGTATAACAGTCTATCTCCTTCTGAGAAGATGCTTATTGATAAGAGAGTGGCAACAAAGAAATCTGCAATTGACAGAATTGCAAAGAAGTTATTGCCTAAAGTTAGAAAAGCAGACCTTGCTAAACTATCAGGTAAGAAGAGTGTTAACGAAGAATTTGAGTCATTCTTATTGAATGAAGAGTTCACTGCACTATTCGAAGAACCTACTACTGGACAAGACCCAGACATCAAGGATAAGAAGGGCACACAGCCTGCGGTATATTACAAGGGTTTAGCCAAGTCAACCAAAGATAAGCGTGACGCACATTTCAAGAAGCATGGTAAAAAAGATGATGATGATAACTCAGCATACAAGCCTGCACCAGGTGATGCAGAAGCAGAGACTAAGCCATCGAAGCATACCAAACGATATCATCAGATGTTTGGTAAAGAAGGCGCAGTTAAATTAGATCGCCGTTTTCGTGCATTTCGTACACGTAAGGAAGAAGTTGAACTAGCTGAAATCTCTATCAATACAGATGCCGAGAAGCGACTTAAGAAACAACACAAAGACGAAAGACAGAACTTATCTAAAGAGCATGAGCGTGAAATGGACGGACTGCTTACTAGAGAGTTACGCAAGAAAATCACAAGCATCAATAAAGAAGAGTTTGAGTCCGACAAAGCACTCATCGATTTTATTGAAGAAACTACTAACGACATCTTTGATCAAGTAATACTAGACGAAGCAAAGGGCAATGAGGGCTTAAAGAAGAAAGCAGAGAAGTCTGGAATGCCATTAGGCATTCTACGTCAAGTTTATAACAGAGGCATCGCCGCTTGGAAAACTGGTCACAGACCTGGTACGACTCCACAGCAATGGGGCTTTGCACGTGTGAACTCTTTCATTACTAAGCAATCAGGTACATGGGGTAAGGCAGACAAAGACCTTGCTGACAAAGTACGTGGATCTTCTAAGAAAGAATCAGTAGAAGAGGGCGCAGTTTCAGCCGCACAACGTGCCGCTATTGCTATCTCTAAGAAAGCCAAAGCTGGCAAGCCTGGTTACGATAGCGAAGGTAAGTCTTTGAAAGAAGATGATCCGTGCTGGGATTCTCATGAACAAAGAGGCATGAAAAAGAAAAACGGTAAGCTAGTACCTAACTGTGTGCCTAAGAATGAAGGTGCAGAAGTCTATGTAGTTAAGAAAGGACCTTACCAACGTAAAGTCGATGGAGCTACTGCTGATAGAATGAAGAAGCAAGGCTGGAGAATTGTTGCACGTGAATCAGTCGAAGAGCGTAGCGCCGAAGACATTATGTTCGAAGAGCATTTGAAAAGTTCTGGAGCCGACCCTAGGCTATTCACAGAGAGAAGTACGCAAGACATTATCAGGTCTAAGCTTGGATCGATTGCCAACAAAAAGAATTATCAACACGCACTGAAAACTCTTATCACTGTACTCGACAGAAAAAAGAAAGAGTCGAAAGGTAAGATCAGACATAGTGTAGAATACTATGCCGCACAAATTTCAAAAACTTATGCAGGAGTTGACGGTAGAACATTAGCAGATATGGTGCCTAATAGCTATGTATTCGAACAAGGCGGTGCTGGTGATAGAGGTACTGAGAAAGTTACTAAGCGTTACAAGAAAGATACTCCTGGTGAGACTGTCACTGAGTCAGTAGATGACCTATTCGAATCATACTTTGAAGAAGAGGTTACTCAGAAGCAATTGAATGACTTAGAGAGATTTGCTGATAGATTGCTTGACAAGTTTGGCATTGATGTTGAGTTTACTAAGCACTTTGCTGATCGTATGAACGATGATCGTAATAAGCCTGCTATCACAATTGCTGAACTTCAGAGAGTGTTTAAAAAAATCGCAAAGAACAAAGCGAAGAACATTCGTCAAAATCCTGACATTGAAGCAGTGCTTAAGGACATTCAAGCAGACTTGAACTTGCCTATTGTCATTAACTATGATAGTGAAAAAGATGAGTATGAAGTAGTTAACAAAACTATCATGCGTAAGAAGAACTTCGGCACATCAAGCAAAGTGATTAAGGTATGAAGAAGTTTAAAAACTTTGTAGCAGAACTTAAGGTCTATGAGCCCAAGTCAACTGACACTCTCGGGTTTACGAGAGATAAGATGCCACAAGTCAGATCGAAAGATTATGATGGACTGATTAAGCATCTGAAGAAGAACAACGTGGCCGTTAGAAAGAGAAAAGTGCCTGCAAAGAGCCTGAAGCCTATTCAGAAAGAATTTAACAAAGATAAGATTGTAGGGGCAATCGCTAAGATCAAAACACTTGGTCAAGCAAAACCTCTGATTGTGAGCAAAGATAACTATATCATTGACGGTCATCACAGATGGTTAGCCGCTAGAAATGTAGGTGGAGATATTGATATCATGCAAGCAGATGTGAAAGTCCATGAATTATTAAAACACGTGTACAGCTATCCAAAGACTTTCACTAAAAAGATACACGAAGGGAATGAAAATGTTTTGGAGAAAAAATAAGATGAGTAAATTTGAATTAACAAAAGAGATGCTGGCAGCAATGATTCCTGGCAACTCAAAAGTAGATATGTGGTACGATGCGATTGTAGAAATCTTTCCTAAGTACGACATCAACACGCCTGAAAGAATGGCTGGATTTATCGCACAATGTGCCCACGAAAGTAACAACTTCAAGTCACTTGAAGAGAATTTGAACTATAGTGAAAGCGCATTGAATAGAGTATTTGGACGTTACTTTGGTAAAGCACCAAAGCGCAACGCAAAAGAATATGCCCGTAACCCAGAGAAGATTGCTAACTACGTATACATGGACGAGTTTCGTAAGTACAAGATGGGCAACGTCAAAGAAGGAGACGGATGGTTATTTAGAGGTCGTGGACTGAAGCAACTTACTGGACGTGATAACTACACTAAGTTTGGTAAGACTGTGGGTATGAGTGCCGAACAAGCCGCTGAATACGTAGCAACAGAAAAAGGTGCCATCGAAAGCGCATGTTGGTTCTGGAAAACTGCTAAACTAAACGCTATCGCAGATACTGGTGATATCGTTAAAATGACTAAGAAGATTAACGGTGGCGATATTGGACTTGCTGATAGAACAAAGCGTTACAAAGCCGCTATTGAGATTATGGGTGGAAAGATTCCTGCTACTAAAAAGTCTAGTGTGAAGCACACGACTGTGGGTGTTGGAGACAGAGGAGATACTGTTGCGGCTGTACAGAAAGCACTCGGTATTGGAGCTGATGGTATTT